AGAACCTTCCATAGATTGAATAGGCTTTGCTTTTGGAAATATAACCTTAACATCTCCTTCCATTTTGAAAGGGAGATATCGGGGGCTTATAGATAAAGTGAGTATTTCTTCTATACTCAATTGTAAATCTGCTATTCTTAGGGGTATGCAATATAGAGCATTGCCATTACTATCGGAAGAAGACATATTGACGGTATTAGGTACTCTTCTAAGTCTAGAGGTTTGGCCGACCCTATCATCTAGAGTGATGTCTTTACCGACCTTAGCGATTAGGTATTGCTTTATTTCTCTAAATAATACTTGAACCTCTCTCATATTCTTAGCCCTTTCACCAAAAATAAACATATGAAAACCTCTTCCCGAAAAGAAAAGAGTATGTTCGTAGTTTTCCTGTATTACCAGTTCCATAACTTGCTTTACATCTCTCCATGCTTTATCTAAAGAGCCTTCGTGAGCGTCAAAATCTAAAAAGATTCTATCTATAATCACCGTACTTTCAATAGGCATTTTTTCGGAAAAATGTTCAAAATCATACACTGTAGTATACACATTTGTTCTATTGGTGTGAGAGTGAACAAAATCAATATAATCATTCTTCGTTATCATCTTTCTTCTTTTCATTTGAGGGGCGTTCTTTATTTGACTCCCTGCCCAAACCATCCTCGGATATCTCATTTTTATTTCCTCCAAAATTCACTGTTGCTGAATTAAGCATTTGCTTAACTACTTCTGCCATGTCTGCTTGTATTTGTATCAAACCAATGTCTCTAAACATATCTTCGTATGTTCTACCTATCATATTTTCATTTATTCTAATATCTCTAACTAATTCGAATCTTTCATTAAGAGACAATTCAATATATATCTCATTGGCTAATGTACTAATAGAATTTCCTAAATCGCTAATTTCTAGAAAAGACCAGTTTTTAGATAATACTTTCTTTTTAATTAATTCTTTCATGCTGTCACCTTCTCATATCTATTCATTAGTATCTCGGCCAGTTCATATTGGCCTAAATGCTGTATAATAGTTATAGCATCTATTGCTACCCTATCTATTGAATCATTCATAATATCAAATCCATGTGTCCTGTAGTGCATCTTCACAAATACCAAAGTATGAGCAATTTGTGCATATGTTGGCGTAAAATTGCCTAGCCTTAAACTCTTTTCTTTCGTAGGCGTGAATTAATTTCGCTATTCCTTTCATTACTGCCCTAGTAGAAGTCTTCTTTACCTTTTCAGTATAGGCATAATCCGAAGCAGGATAATACCAACCCCAATGAGTAACTTCCATATCCTTAGTTAGGCCAAATTTATCTAGTATTTCTACTTCACAATTCTCTATCATGAGTTTATAGAAAGCCATTTCCTTTCTCATGGAAGTTTTCTTAGCGGCACTAGTAGACCAAGCACCAGTTTTATATTCAAATGGTATTAAATTACCATCTTCAATAAATACTCTATCAATAATTCCTTGAAGATGAACAGTATAGTCTCTTGCTAAGGGAAAATCGGGATGAGTATCTTTATCAATAGTAACTTCACAATCAAACATTTCTTCATTAATAATAGGTAGATACTCTTCTATCTTGTTTTCTACTCTAGAATCTAGAAACCTTTGTGCTTCAAAAGCAGCAACAGTTAAACTAATATCAAAATAATCATCTACAGGCATAAGACTTGTACAGTAATCTAATACTTCATTAGCATTCATAGACTCAGCCTTCTTAACATCAAAGACATTGAAGAAATCTTCTCTACTGTTATGTAGAATAGTACCCTTCTTCATCGCTTCTGTTTGGTCTTGTGGTCTTCTTTCAATGTAATTAAATTCATATTTCTTAGCACACCAAGCGAAACTCCCCAAAGAAGATTTACTTATCTTCAATATAGGTTGTGACGGGTCATCGTAGTTCTCCGGTTGCCAATCATATGTGTATTCTTTCATTGATGCTATTCTTGCTTTATATTTTTCATCTATATTCAAAACCATTCCTCCAAAGTTTTCTGTATTTTTCCTGTTCTTATTGATGATAAGTCCCAATTCATGGCTTTGTAAATTGGTTTTGCCTTATCTAGTATTTGTTCGGCGTAGTGTTCATAATTAGGTACATAATTATCAAAATCTTTCAATTCAATACCTGCAACATATTCTACTTGCCTAGCCTCTTGAGTCAAAGGGTGTGTAAATGTGTCTCGTATATTCTTTACTTTCATAGAAAGATAAGAATCATCAAACGCCTTGTTCTCCTTTTCCCAAGCAAATAATACTCCTGCTATACCCGAACCTATCGAAGGTTTCTTTCCTTCTAAGGTTACAAACTTAGTTGTGGGCGTGGAGCATTTCTTACAAACTGAATAGTCCAGTTTGATACATTCTTTTAGGTGGTATTTAGTACCACAATCGGGGCATTTGACATTGAATCTATTTGCCCGCAACCTACTTCTTTTGACTATATCTTTCAAATCTATCTTACCGGAAATAGCATCAGTATATCTAATGTGTAGTGATTTGTTAATCTCCTCTCTAGACTCAGCATTTACCCATCTTTTTAGAACATCCATTTGTGCCTGTTTAGCAAATTGGGTTTCACTAACTCTTTTTGCTGTAAATCCAGTCATGGTAAATTCAGGCTCATCTAGCCATTCTCCGTCTTTCCAAGTTATCATTCCTGCATTTCGATTCTTTGTTGTCCCCACTCCCAAAGAAGAATAATACTTCTCAAATTCTAATACTACAGGATGTTGATTTAACCCCATAGTATTAGGAAAATGTTCTCTAACGCTTTCTTCGATTGTTTTGATTACTGATTGAGCCTTCTCTACTGAATCTACTTGAACATAAATTGAATCTGTGTGTCCGTAAACTACCTTCATAATAATCACTTCTTGAGGTTGTGAAAAGGATAGTAGTCAACATCGTAGCCATTAGACTTCTTTGTTAGGTAATCCTGTATTTCCAGTATAGCCTTTCCAAGTTTATTACTGTCATCTAATTGTTGTTCTAACTCATCCAAATCATTTTCCAATCCTCTAATCTTCATTTCTAGTTTTTCTATTCTCTCTTTCATATCTTTATTATTCATACTATCACCGTTACTATTGTTACAATGGTTGCTATGTTCACGATATTTACCATCATTAATATCTTATTACTTCTTGCTATCATAGCCAGCAATTCTTCTAATAACTCATTCGTTCTGTCCATCATCATTTTTGTCTACTCCTTGTTCGATGTCTGTGATAACAGCATTCCGTTTTAAATTATTCATCATTTGAAATATTTCTTTTACCTCTTCTAGAGTAATTTCCCAAGTATCTTCCGTATCATATTGCACCTTTACAGTTACATATTTTGTTTTCATTTAATCACCCTATATTCGTTTTCATGTATTCTTTCAACATTTTCTAATCTAGCGAGATACCATCCAATAGATGATACAGTGCCAAGATATTGGCTTGTTCCACGCTTAGATACTATTTCTTCTAGTATCATATTAGATGAAAATATATCTTCTCTATTTCCAACTGTCTCTCTTATCCATTTCTTAAAAAAGTTATTCATCGCTATTCCCCACTTTCAACCTTTCTGCACATCTTTTACAATGAAACTTACCCTCAAATTGAGGATTATGTGCCAATGGTTTCATACATTTTATTCTATTCAATCGAAATCAACCCTAAAAGACATCATTCCATACTCATTCCAAATCATAGCCAATGCTCCTTCACAAACAGTTTTATCCATTTGACTTCTTAATTGCATAATTAATTCATGTAATGGTATAGAATCCCAACATTCATCGGGGTCGGAAGCCCGTTTTAAAAACCATAAGATTTCCCATATAGCCCTATCTTTATCATATTTCTTTTCGCTCATACTTCCAACTCCCTTCTCGCTTCCGCTTCCAACCTATACTTAGCGATAAGTGCTTCTGTTTTGGCATTTACTTCAATAACTTTAGGGTTGAGTTCACAACTTCTTGTTGAGTGATAAGTGCTTGAGCAGTATTTACATTCACGCAATTTACCTGCCTTAACTTTATCATTATATTTCTTACAAGTAGCGCAAAAACCTCCCTCATGGTTTCTTTTATTGCACCTATCCCCTTCCATATTAATAATACCATTACAACGGCCATCATTACATATAACAAGAGGTAAAGATTCTATTATCTTATCTTCTTCTTTATCACCATAGGAATAAAATTCTATAAGATATTTGCTTTTAGGAAACTCCAAACCTAAATATTTACCATTCCATTTTTCTTCTCTATGGATTGGATTTCCATATTCTTCAATTAAACTTTGAAGGGGTCTAAGTTTAGAAAAGCCCCAAGTCCAAGGATAACCTTGTTCAACAACACAGAATGCTACGCCATTTTCCTCTTGAAACTTATCTAAGTCTTCCTCTTCCCAATGGGAATAAAGGGGTCTATACCATTCTGTTTCAGTTGTAACTAAATCTCCCAAATCTTCATGTTCCGGTATCAAACTTCCAACTCCTTAGCCTTAAACGCTGCCAATCTAATAGCCTCTCTAGCACTAGCAGTAATACTAGCGGCTAGAGTAACATTAGCCCAACCAAAACCTTGGAAAGCAACAATACCATAAAATGAAGCCATTAGTCTCTTAACAGCCATTTGATTATTGTGCCATTTCATATACTCACCGTTTGGCTTCCCTCTTGCCTCTTTCATTTTGGCTTTATAGTCATTCCTAAGTTCCTTCAGTTCTAATACTGCTTTGGGCAATAGTCCCATTTTATCAGTCTTAAAGTAAACCATTTCTTTATGGGAAACCTCACTAAAGTCTCTAGGAGTAAGAATATTAACTGCAAAATCTGTAGGTTCGTGGCTAATAGTTTCCCATGATATGTTTCTAGCAATCATCATACTAGGATATAGACCTGCAAAATCAAAAGCAGCGACATTAAAATGTAATCCATTAGTCTTCTCACTTAGAGGGTCATAAATCATGGCACCTTGGTACTCTTGTCTCTTTTCTACTCTTTCTCCTGTAGGTGCTTTCCACCAAGCATTTCTCATAAAGTAAATAGAACCCATATGTGAAGCATAGAAACAAGCATCAAATGGTGCTTTTAGTAATCTTTGTAAAGAAACAATAGCATCACTACAATAGTTCTTTTCATCCAACTCTACAATCAGTTTTACATCTTTTATAGCATATGCAAGATAAGTTTCAGTATCTTCTAACCAACCCCTGCGATAGAATTCATTAGTGTCGCTAAACTTCTTAGAAACCAATTTCTTTTTATTGAGAGCCAATTCTCCAATATAGTCAAGTGCTAAAGAAGGAAGCGTACCCCTTTGAGAATCGTTCCATTGTCGCTCAAAGGCCAAGTCTAAACTGAGGGTTATGCGCCCGCCTATGGGTTGTTCTATAGGATTGAATCCTTTGTCAGCATAAGCAAAAGTATGTCCTTTCTTGGCCTTCTTAACCCCTTTAATTGAGCCATAAGGGGACATTATGTTGGGGTTTAATCCTAATGAACAGGCTCTATCTAATAGTTTGGGGATATCTGCAAAGTTTCCAAACCATGCAATTAGCATATCGGGGTCTTTTACTACCATACAAGTCATAAAGTTTTCAAGCATATCTTTTTCATTATCAAAAACTAAATAATGAAATGAAGTGTATTGTTTTTGCTCAACAAACTTCTCTTGGGGAAACCAAGCCCATTGATAATATTGCTTATCGTAATTATCATACATTACAATAGTAGTAATCTTATCATGATGTTCTCCACCTTGTTGCCATTCCATATCCCAATACCATTTTCTTAAATCATATTCCGGCATATCATCAATATTATCTACTGCATACCTAAAATGAAAGGGAACATCTGCTTCATATGTTCTTTTGAACATACCTTTTGCTCTACTAATATCAAATGATGATTCTACTACTACTTTCTTTAGTTTATTACCTTCAAGATTTACCCAATCACCACGGATATATTCAAAGTCCCTAGTTATATATTTAGTAGCCTTGTAAGAAGTAGGTTCTCTAGAATCCTCATCTACATAAAAATAAGGAGCAAAGGAAACAGTTTCATGTTTCTTCTCCCCATTTTCTCTCCAAGAAAGATAAATCTTGTCCCCTACATTTGTTCTACTTATTATCATCTAATCACCGCTAACAAAGGGTGCCTTCAATAGAATTCTATCTATGGCCACCAACAATAATGGGAATTCATCTTTCATGTATATGTTTACCAATTGGTCTTTTTTGAAGAACTTGTGAATAGGACTAGAAAATTCTAATGTGGCCCCACTGTCTCCTAATCTAAACAAAGGAGAAATAATCTCTTCATATTTGTTTGAAGCGTTTTGTCTTGAAGATACTTCTAGACAATTGGCATATGGTTCTTCATTTGTTTTATGGAAATCAAACTTATACACGCCAGTTTTAACTAATTCACAAGTCTTTAAGGTTTCATTCAACTGTTCTTGAGTCAAGGTGAAACCTACTTCAAATTTAGACTTGCCAAAATTAAAAAGAACATTAGGATTTGCTTGATAATTGATATGTGTTAGCATCCCCTTTAATGTATCTAAAGCATCTTGATTAGGATGGTTTACAATCAAAGGAACTGATGCCTTCTTTCTATTGCTAGTAATTGTCATAGAATCAGCGCACTCGACAACTACATCATCTGCAAAAGAGGTCAAGTAAGGAATTATCATAGTTACATCAATAACACATTCACCATTAGTTTCTCCCCGTACTGCCAAGGATATCTTGACACAAAAAGTAGTATCACCATTCCAAATCTCTAGTTGGTTATCTGTTAATGAAAATCTAGCATAATCCCCAAGGCTAGTGTTCCCAAAACCACTATTAGTTGTTGATTTACCCTTAACTTGGATACTTTCTACTGCTTCTTTTAGTGTTTTACTATCTACTGTAAATTTCATATTGTTCCCTCTCTTAATTCTTTTATTCCATTCCATTCTACTTTACCACTACCAACTACTAGAGTTTCCCAAGTAGTTCCCACTAGGGAAGTATTTGTTTTACTACTAGTAAGAGTGGCTTTGTATGCTACATCGCCCTTCTTTAGTATTCTTTTAGTGCTAATAATTTGGTGTAAAAAGTCTCCCCAATTATGCCAATTGGGTTTTGTTCCTATTACTTCACCAGTGGCACCGTAGTCTGCTTTAGCATGAGTAATGTAAATTTGGTCACAATTTAGATTCTTACACATAGCCAATAAAGAATAAAACGGGGCGTTTCTTTTGCCCCACTCGAACTTCATTTTTTGTGGCTTACCAATTTTAGAACTTCCTGTAACATGAAGTGTACAACAGTCTAGCCATTTATCCACACCGTCGAAAACAAAAAGAACATCTTCTCCCTGTTCAATCTTTTCTTTGACAAACAAAACAAAGTCTTCGGAATTTGCTTCCGACTTTTGTATGTCTAATTCACCATTTTCATTTCTTACTTCCGGATTCCATAGCGTAATTCTATCAGCACATTTATGATTCTGTCTCCATGTTGGCTCACAACCATCATCCCAATCTAAAACATAAACTTGTTTTTCGGGGAAGTCTAAGGCTAATCCACTCTTTACTGTTTTAGGTTCTCCCCAAACTCCACAAACTAAGCGACTGTTTCTCTTTAGTCTAACTTCTGTTTGGGACTTAAGTTTGTCTCTAAACGCTTCTACTCTTCTGTTATTTCCTGCTTTTTCTATCATTTCTTTATTTATATTATTTGTTAATCCCATATATATCACCTATACCTTTTCCATATTTCTATCATTTCATTTATTTCTTCTTTGTCATTTAACCATACCTTTACGAACTTATTTCCAGTATGTAGTTTCACCATATAATCTAGGCTTTCTTCATCCTGTCTCCAAGTTAAGAACTCTATGGCTGCCAAATCTGCTGCCCAAGTTCTATCTTTCGTTAGTATTCCATCTTCAAGAGAAAGATTAATTCTTCTGTTTTTTACTTGAAAGTTAGCATTTGAACTTTCTCTCCATTCTACAGGAGGTTCAACCTTTCTATTTTTAAAAGAATCTTTTAATCTTTCTAAGTCGTTCTTAGACATATCTTGTGTAACTAAGTCATGGTCTTTTATGAAGTGAATTTTTACTTCATAAACTCCATCTTCAATATGACCCCATGAAATGTGGGTTACACAATTAATATCTGTAATTGCTCTGTCTGTTTCTATATAATTTTTATCTATTTTTAACATATTAATTCCTCTTAAGGAAAGGCTTCGCACCTAGTCGAGTATCAATTGCTTCCGCAAGTTCATACTTACACTTGCTAATAAAGGGCTTATCACCCTAGGAAATTTAATCAAAACCAATCAAAGTTAGACTCCACTGGTTGAGATACTTCTACTACCGAACCCTGTCTATCGACACAATATAGCCCGGAAACATTTATTGTAGCGGGTTGTATTCCTTCGTCATTTGTAGATTGACTAGTTCTGCCTACAATAATAACACTAGAGCCTATACCAAAGTCTAGATTTAGATGTTCCGGAATCCAACAAGTTGTTGTTCCCGAACCACTCTCATAATCTAGTTCAGCATCTAAATCAGTTAGATTTATGATTCTATTGCCGTTAGAGGTAGGTGTCATATTCATGTTACAAACTGTACCATCAGTAATGATGAATTTTTCCTTAGGAGGTAATCCTTGTCTTACTATATGTTCCTTGTCAGTATCTACCAAAGGTATCAAATGAGATTTGAAATCATTCTTTAGACATTCTTCAAAACTAAATGCTGACATATCACGGTGAAGGTCATCTTCCGGATTCATTTCACTGTTTAAACTTAAACTATTAAGTGTTAATTCCTTAGCACCATATATATCAGTTCCGTTGTCATTAGCAACACAAAGGAAATGCACCCATTCAAAGGTATTAGGGGAAAAACCTACACCGCCTTTACCCTTGTAAGAGAAATAATAAGGTTTCATTTCCCCTACGCCCAAAGAGCCGTAGAATACTCCATTCCTTCTCATTACTTCAGCAGGTAAGGGTCTACCATAATTAGAATTAATATCGCCACTTAGATAAGACTCAGTAGAGTCTAATGGAATATAGATTCTACCATCTTCTAAAGTAACTGCTCCTTCCGGTAATTCCGATATCACCTTTTCGCCGTATGTACCCTTATGGTATCTAGATACAGTATATTTGCCTAATGCATTTTCTACCGCTACTGCGACAATGCCTTTTTCTAAAGCACCATCTTCATCTCTTAGGTATTCTTCTTTTGCTTTCATTCTGTTCCAAGCCATAGCATCTCTAGGTGTATCTAAAGAAACAAAGAAACCAAATGCAGATTTGTAGAAAGAATCATTTGACCCTTTTGTATCATTTTTTTCTGCGTTATCATTTTGGCTTCTTCTAGCATTAGCAACAAAGTTTCGCCAAACGCCCTTAGCAATAGGGTTTGTTGGCTCTATACCATTTTGTTCACATATCTCTATGTATTTTGCTTCTGCTTCTTCCTCGCTCATACCTATGTACTGTGCGCTTTTCGCTATTTCATTCTTCATGTCTTCGTTCATATTTTTTCACTCCTATGTTTATTTTTTTGTTCCATAACTAAACACTTCCTACTAACCATGAGGCTAGCACTTTAGGGGTCATAGTTGTGGAACGCCATTCGCTCTCCCCTATAGTTCTAAGGAATCTAAACTTCATTGTACTGTCAAGTTCACTCATATCAATTACAGCATCGTGTAATCCTAGACATATCTCTTTCATTGAAAGGCCATAATATATCATTTCGTGAATGTCTCCTAGAGCAGTTGAATTACTATCCTTGATTTTTAATACTAATTTCTTGTAGTCATCTAACGATGCCGAAACTTGTTTTTTTAAGGTTGCCCCGCTTGATTTAGCGGCCTGTAACTCGGTTATCGCCCTTCTCATATCACCATTCATAGCATATATAAAGGAGTCTAATTCTTCATCAGAAAACCTATCAATGTTCTCTTTAGTCAATATAGACTTTAATACTCTTTTTACTGCATTATTAGATAATGGTTTAAAATGATAGTTTGCACATCTACTTTGTAGTGGAAATACAATCTTGTTTCTATTATTACAAGTAATAACAAATCTAATATTATTAGAATACCTTTCCATTATTCTTTTTAATGCATTCTGCGCTTCATTAGTCATACCATCCATTTCATCTAATAGCATTATTTTAAATGGTACATCTCCTAATGTACCGCTTTGTGCTACATCTTTAATCGTAGTTCTAACCATTTCCAGTTTTCTATCATCGGAAGCATTCACTTCATAGAAGTTTTCTTTGAAATTATCTTTCAGTATTTCTTTTGCTAGGACTATTCCTGCACCTGTTTTACCGTTGCCTGCACTTCCATATAACAAAACATTAGGCATATTGTTTTCTTCTACCCATGAATTAGCATCTATCACAAAATGTTCTTGTCCTATTATTTGTGCTAGGTTAGTTGGTCTGTATTTTTCTGTCCATAACATTATATCCTCTCCAATTTATATTCTATTGCTTGTATCTTGCCTTCTACTTCTCTAATGGCTTGAGACAATTCCATATCAATATGATGGGGTTTGTAAACATCAACCCAATCTACTATATTATCATAAATCATTTCCATATCTTGTAGAGCCTCAAACAATTCTTTGTAGTCTTTTAAATTATTTTCTATTTCTTTTATTCTTTCCGATGCTTTCATTTTTATTCCTCCTCTATTTTAATTAATTCTTGTTGTATTGGCTCATAGTCGGGTAACAATACCCCACCTAACCAATAAAGAAACAATACTGTTATTACTCCTACTAATAATTCTAGCATTCTTTCAGCCTCCAAACGGTTTGGTCAACTTCGTTACAGAAGCCCGCTTTCTCATAATGAATTTTAAGAAGCATTTGTAGTTGATTAGTTGAAGGCATTCCTTTCTTTACCGGAGTGCCTCTTTTGGTTTTAGCATTCCAAAGACCTTCTTTTATTTGCCCTGTTGTCAATTCTTTGTCATTGTCCAATAGGGTGATGATTCTGTCATGAATCCATTTATTCTTCTTTGGCATCTTTATTCCTCCATATTCCTCTTTTTACTTTTACAAAAAGACTCTTTCTTAGTAGTTGACTAATTTGCCTTGAAGTAAATGCTACTCCCTTTTTATCCTGTTTTAAACGGGTCATTATTTCTAAAGAAGTCAGTTCTTCTGCTCCTAGAGCATTTTGAATTCTTTCTATTGTTTGTTTACTCTTCATATATATTCCTCTATTTTTGTTTGTTTTATTTTTATTATTTTCTTTTTCTTGGGTTTTTTCTTTTCTCCCAATTTAAGAAGTCTGCTTTCACCATGTGACAGTTTCTTCTTGAAATGTTCTTTTAAGATTACATCTTTGCATAATTGCTTAAAGACTCTAACCTCTTTGACTTTTAATTTTCTAGATAGAATACGAAAGTTATCTTTCAGCCTTTTATCTTCCTCGTCTTTATCTGTTCTAACTTTGGCTCTAGACAAAACAGCCACACCTCCACCTTCATGACAATAGGCTAACATTTCATAGAAATATTTTTTGTGCCACCTTCTCTTGACAGTAGAATCTATCAAGATTAGTCTTGTAGGATGTAATACTTGCACTAATAGATTTAGTATTAGGTAGTCTTTAGGTTCATTGTAGAGAAGCAAATCTTTGATTTTATCTCTTCTTCTATCTTTCATAAAAGGATAAATTAATTCAAACTCGCCTTTCTTTATGTCTTCGGGAGGCTCGCTGTTGGGTGCCTGTTTCTTAATTGACTGTTCAAGATATTTATTAGAACCTGCTAATTTGACATCACACATCTTTACTATCCATTTAACTGATTTTTTATTAATCGAAGTCAATACTACCTGACCACGATATTGTCTAACTATATTAAGAATAACATCTTTATTTGGTTTATGATGTATATCTTCTATGATAATACCTCTGTCCACCGGAAACGAACCTAAATCAAATTCTATTTTGTCATTAGCATAGAAAACAATAGGGTCATTTACAAATGTTTTTGCTTTTGTTGTCTTACCAGTTCCTGTTTTCCCAATAACTAAAATTGCTCTTTTTTTATTCATATTTTTTAATCCCATTATAATACTCCCTTAATTTCTAATAATGCTTCTAATCCTTTTAATTGTTTATGTTGCCCTTCATTTATGATTTTAAGTGCATGTTTAAAACCCTCTAACTTAGCACCGGAATCAGGGAGATTTGGTATTAACAATATTATGTTATTTATGTTAATTAACCCACTAATTACTAGTATTGGTCTAGGGTTATTTTTAGACTCTAGTTCTTTAATGGTGGAATCTACTGCGTGTTGTTTCAAAGAGCGATGGATTGCTTCCAAGAAACTTATATCTCCCCTTATAGATATTAAGGGTTTGACCTTATACCCTATAGCAAATTTTTTGTTTTCTTGAATTGAAACGGTATAATTTGCTTTACTCAAAAATATACCTATCAATATATTTTTGTTATACATGGCTACCACACAGATGATGTCCTAAATACTCATTCTTATATCTTAAGAAAGTTAATCCGTCAACTACCATATGTTGCACTATTTCTTCAATGGCTAATGCATCTCCCCCAAAAACAAAAGATAGAGTAGTGCCTTGAAATGAATTCATGGCTACTGCTGTTTCTTCATCAATTTCGTCGCTAGTAACCATTAGAGGTAAAGCATGTGAGGGTTTGCTTTGTAGTATACTAAACATAAGCCCCTTAGTTAGTAATTCGATATCTTCGTCTTTTAATGCTCCATAGATAATAAAATTAAACCCCGTAGCCTCGCCATATTTCTCTATCCATTTTGATATCTCTTCATCATTATACACTATATTCACTCCTTAAAGAATACTTCATTATCTTTCCAATGACCCGAAGGAAGGTTGTTTGTTTCTAACCAAAACAAATCAGCAGCAGTTATTTTTTGCTTTCCACGAAGTGCGGCATTTTCCTCAGCATTAGCAATCAAATTGGCAATAGCAGTATCAACCCATTCTACTAGAAATCTTTTGGCGGTATTAGAAACAACTAAGTTGGTACTTTCTTTGACAACCTTTGAAATGTTCACTCTAGTTGTCATTCTTTTCTTTTTAGGTTGTTCCGGAACTACTAATAAATTATTTTCTATATAGGGGCATAAATCTCTTTTATACACTAATGCTCTGCCTTTATCATGCAGAATGTTTTTTAAGAAAACATTATCATCATTATCTATTCTAATGCAGCGATAAGTAGTCGTTCCTATTATTGTCATATCTCCCACTTCTATCATTCTAATGCCTCCACATCATCTAAAGTATTAATATCAGCAACAAATTTATCATCTCTAATCCTAACACATCTTGGAAATCTCAATCCCAAATTATTATTATCATCCCTTGAAACCAAATCAGCAGTAACCTCCAATATTACACTAGGGGCGAACTCGAATGTTTTGTTCTCAAAACTAACCACATTTCTTCTTAGAGTATTGGTTAGTCTAATTAATTCTTCATCAGTAAATCCTGAACCAACACTACCAACTGAAACAAATTCACTATCGTTCTTAACTGCTATCTCAAAGGTTCCAAACACATTTGACCTATTACCTTGACCGTATTTAGCCTTAACAATAACCACATCTAGATTTATTCTAGGAGGCTTATACTTAGCCCATCCAATACTTCGCTTTCCTGCTTCATAAGGTAGCGATGAATCTTTAACTATGATGCCCTCAAATCCATCATTAATGGCTTGGTTATAGAATGCTAATGTGTCACCATCTTTGGCCATTCTATGTGCTTGTTGGGGAATATTCTTCATTTTCTCAAGCCTTTCACTATATGGTAAATCCATAGTGGTTTCGTCAGCAATCTTAAGACAATCAAATACTACCCATCTCACAGAAACCTTCTCTCTTGCTTCTGCATGATTTTTAGAATGAACTCTTGTTCCCATTAGTTTATGTTCGGCAGGTGAACCATCGTCTTTAGTTGGATAAATTTCACCATCAAGAATACAATCAATATAATATTGTCTAACTTGTTCTACTATGTCTTGGAATTGCTCTGTAACTATTGTTCCCTTTCTATTGAATATAATTATACTATTTCCTTGTTTATGTATTTGGTACCTATTACCGTCATACTTGTAATCTACAATTCTATCTGTTGGCCACTTATCCATAGGGACTTCTTTGGCTAACATTGGTTTTACAAATTTGCCATGTGTTAAATTACACATAGGGTTTGCCGAAATCGTATAATGGTTTACTACTATTTCTAAATCATTAAAGTTCAAATGTTTTTTTACATCTTTGAGTGGTTTGTTGTAATACTTAGACACTATTTTAGTTACTATTCCTTCATTGATGCCGTTTCTAGGTTTCCTAATCCAGTATCTAACAAACCATTGTCTAGCATTAGCAGACATATTAGGTAGTATTTCTTCCATTAGTTTGAATGCTGAAGAATCTATTTTACCTGTGTCCATACTTAATAGTCGATAGGTCTGTTTCAATGAGTATTGCTTCTTACATTCTGCTGATGCTTCTAAATGATAAACAGCAGAACCTAAACAATTATGTGCGGCATAAAGACCATCAATCTCACTCTCAAACACTTGAAAGATTTTTGCCAACCATTTCTTTGCTCTAGATAAACCAATATTATTACTTGGTAGATTATCTTTATCTAGAATTAGTAATACTCTCTTTGGTGCTAATTCAGTGTTCTTTAGGCTTCTAACTATTCCATTTATTTGTTGCGTCTGTACAATAGAATCATTTGATTCTAACATTCGGCTCATCGTTTCCCATGTCATCCATAATCACTTCCATATTTTTATTTATTTTTAATACCACTTCTTTTAGAAGGCGTGATATTTCACCTTCATTTTGTTCCGAGTATGTCCACATAGCGTTTGCTAAGTAAACCCATTCACTCTTCTTCATTAGATTCACCATCTAAATTAACCAATAATCTAACAAAGTTTGCTATCAACTGTTCGACCACTTGCGCCTCTTCTATTTTATTCTGTTCAGCAAACCTATGTAACATATGAATCATAGTTGCTTGAGTAATAGCAGGTGCTAGTCTTGCTAAATCATTACTAGTATATATCTCCCAATAACAAACAAAGGAAGCCCTAACCAAATAATTACCTCCGGAGACTTCTCCGTATGCTTGATTAAAGGCATCTATCGCCATGTCTTGGCCTTTTAGTGTTTTCTTTACTTTCTTAGCCCATTCATGAAATTTCTTATCATTAGTGGTTATCAAATATAACTTATTCATTTTCTTCACCATCCATAAATTCTCTCATTGCTTGATAGAACTTACCATAACATAACTCTATATGAGTATCTTTAACTCTACATCCTCTACCGCCACCCGCAGGTACTTTCATTTCTTGTTCTACATATTTAGCAAATAAATCTACTATTTTACTCGAACAGCCTATAAATTTCGGTAATGCTCCGTGGGCATATTGTCGGTTATCATTGGCTTTACGAACGCTTTTCTTGGCTTGAGTCTCACTCAGTCTTTTGTGTATTTCTCTTTCTGTCATTCTAATTCTCTCCTTAGTATTTCTAATAATAATTTAGCCTCGTCTCTATTAAGACGAACTCCCCTTATCGAGGGTTTGTCATTTTCAAATTGTCTTATGTCTATAATGTCATAAATAGTCCATCTGCCTTTTTTGACAACATATTCTATCTTTTCATTTCTAATGATAGAGCCTATTTTTTCTAAGGTGTCGCTCAATTCATCCACCCCTGTTTGAATTTATCTAATTCTTTTCTTGAAGTAAAATATCTTGGAGTTTCAAGGTAGTCCAACCTATTTACTACCCAACAGGCTCCACCTAAAGATGATATTTGTACTACTTCATACTGACCTTCATTCACTATAATCACTTCTTGTGTGTTGATTTCGGGAACTAATCCATACATTCTAGTTATCTCACCCGAAATATCATGAATATTATCAACAACATATTTTACAATATGCGCTCTTTGTATTGGTATTTTTGGCGCTACATCTATCTTTAGAGAGCCAGTCATATTACAAACAACACATTTGTTTCCTTTACAAATAGGGCATTTGATTTGCGCTTTATGTGGCGCAGGTAGTGTTACTGTTACTGCTTTCTTAGCCATATTATTTTCCCCCTACCTTGTTCTTTCTTAGGATTTCACAACAAAGTCTAATCTTTTGTGTAGACTGTAGGCTCCAAAACGAATCTTGTGGTATTTCGAATCGCAACTCTATGTAAGAACATAGTTGTTTTCTAGACATAGTTTGAAATTCATCATCAATCTTTATTCCTAGTATTTCATCCGTGTTCTCATGTTTAGCGAAACTATCTAGAATCACATAGACTACTCCTGTTAGATAGATTAGTTTTCTTAAAATCCACTGAATCATTTTTCTTCACCCTCTAAACATACTTTACATTTATTATATCTCCTAGAATAATAGGGAGACATCGTTCTCCAACAAGTCGGACATTTCAACTCTATTCCTCCGAATACCCAAACGATTCAGCAAAACAATCTTTGCACATCTCAACTTCTATTCCAGTACCATACCTAACAGTCATTAGAGCATCCCGATTATCTTTACCACAAAACTTACAACTTAAGTTTAGGTTTAACCCCAAACAATTAGGGTTATCACAACAACTATAATTATTTTTGTTCATACTATTCCTCCAATAAAACCGCAACTTCTGTAGAATAAAACAATTGCGCTATTGACATAGCGGCTAAGAAACTGTTCTTAGTTACCTTAACAGGGTCATAGACTCCGGCTTCGGCCAAATCCTCAACAACATCAGTCAAAGCATTGAATCCCATATCACCCTTCCATTCTTCTATACCTACAGGATGATGGCCGCTATTGAAGTGTAATTGTCTACATGGTTGTAGAAGAGATTCATAGAACCATTGTGGTATCTTGCTTTTAAATTCATTAGCAAAATTGATGAAAGGCATACCTCCTCCTACTACAATACCTTCCTCTAATGCCGCCTTAGTTGCATTAAGAGCATCATCTAGTCTTTCTTTCTTCTCTCTCATTTCAATAGATGAAGAGGCTCCGACTTGAATAGTGGCAACTCCTCCCTTTAACCTAGCAATTCTTGCTTTGAGCCTAGAAGCATCATGTCCTTTCATGTCTTCTAAGGCTCCCTTGAGGGAATTAATTCTTTCTTCAGTTTCTCCATCTCCACCAATAAAGGTAGTTGTTTCTTTAGTGATTATAACTTTGTTACAAGTCCCTAAATCAAGTTCGGTAAATGAAGCAGGGTCGTCTTTGCTTTCGTGATTAAATACTCTTCCACCAATCATTGATTGCATATCACCCAATTCATCTATTTGGGCATCACCGAAATTAGGAGCAAGAACAACAGCACATTGTACTGTTTGATTAATCAAATTCATAATCAAATTATTCATCGCTGAACCTTCCATCCCTTTACAGAATATGAGTAGAGGTTGTGATTTCTGCGAAGAATATTCCAAAAGAGGAATAATATCCTTGAAATTCCTAAATGGAATGTTAGACATAAATATTAACGGGTTATTGAATTCTACTCTACCCGAATCAGTATTACACATCAAGTGGCTCAAATAGCCCTCAGTAATCTCCATACCTTCTCTAAGAATAAGATTCGTTTGATAGTTGTTAGATTCTTCCACTGTCACTATTCCATCTCTACCAACTTCATTTAGTGCTTCTTGTATTAGTTGACCCAATTGTTTGTCGTTGTTAGCAGCAATAGTGGCCACATTTAGAATATCCTCGTTCTCTACTTTAGTAGAAATAGCATCAAAATAATTTACCGCTTCTTCCTTCAAGTAATCTAAAAGAGAATTAAACTCATGTGGTTTAATTTTATTGTCTTCCGGCATATTTTGACATAACGCTTGAGCAAGAATACAAGCAGTAGTAGTTCCATCACCGCTTCCTTCTTGGGCTTTACTTGCTAGATTTTGAACTAGTTGTATTCCCATTTGAACATAAGGGTCAGCACTAGAAATATGCTTAGTGATAGTAACGCCGTCATTAATTATTACAGGGGGATTTCCCTGTAGAATTACTGTTTTTGCCTGTGGCCCCAAAGTGGGACTTACTGTATTTGCTACAATATTAATTCCTTCTAATAATTTTTGTTTAACTTCTTTTCCATTCAATATCATTCTTCCACCAACCTTGTTTGGATTCCTCTCCATAAATCATATGCTTGTTTCTTTTCGGGTATTGTTTGTAATAGCATTTTAATCATCTTTAACAGAACCTCTAGTTCCCCAATTAAAAGCCTATCATCCATATCTTCTCTAAACAAGTCTCCGTTTTCAGTTACATCAATCATTCGTAACAAAGTGTCTTCGTATAACTCTATATCGTTCATTCTACTATCCCCATGATAAACTTACTATCAATAAAAATCATATTTTCATGCTCATGAAACTTTTGATTTATATCAAATAAAACTTGACAATCTACTAAGTTAGGTTTAGAAGGACAAGATAAACAAACCCCAATGCCATCGTTCTTTACTTGAATACCACTACTAGTGATAGTGTTTTCAATCTCAATACAAGCATAATCTCCTACTGCTTTCATTCTTCTTCACCAACCTCTGCTAATTTATGTGACCATGTTTGGGTTTCTTCATATTGGTTATCAACAAAGATATCTAACTCATATGGTTCTTTTTGTGTCCAGTGACCAAAATGCTCTACCCCGCCTAAGACATAGGCTTCTTTCATTAGAAGTTGCCAATTAGCAACAGTATTAATATCTACACCGCTAAAATATGCCCTACCGAATGGATGAGTATGAGTCCAACACCTAATAGGAAGTTTCATTCCTACAGGTGGCTGCATTCCAAATTCTACATATCCCGAAGAACCTGTTGTAACATAACAATCGTTTCTCCCATCAATAACTACTTGCACTTCAAGACCCGGTAATATCTCAGTTGAAGCATGCCAAATAGCGCCAAAGAATGCTTCACTCTTATAGGATGTCATATCTACCGTATGTCTGTTATTCCAATCAACACCAATACTTTTCAATTCTAACATACCTTCTTCAACCCATACATTTAGTATGTGTTGTTCAGCCCTTGCTCTAGCCTTTTCTAGAGCCTCAAATTCTTTCTGTGCTTCATTAATTTGTAAATCCTCAAGAAATTTATCATAACCATCATCATGATATTCTTTTTTCTCTTCTTCACTTAATGCCCAATCGCCAGTTTTACTCATTCTTTTCACCACTTAGTTTGTCTAATTTTCTTTGTAATTTATTTATTTTCGCAGCCAATCTTCTTTGCCTTCTAGTAAAGTTCTCATTTACTATGTTACCTGCTTTCTTTTGCATCTTAACCTTCTTAGAAGCATCTAATAGAAGGACTACGCCCTCTTCGGATTCGTCATCAAATAGTTTTTCTAATCGACCTGCTATTGTTTTATAGGAGGCATCAAATCTTTCTCTTGCTTCTTCAATACTTAGTTCATAAAAATTAACTAATAAATCTAATTCTTTTTCTTTTGTCCATTTCTTACTCATAGGTTCACCACCATATATTCTTTAACTTGCTCATCATTAAACCATCTTTGAGTCCATTGTGCGCCCATTCCTGCAATAGCCACTTGCATAAAATGAACTCCTTTATTTGAACCATCCCATGAATCCCCTTGACAACTAAATGAACCATCTTTTCCCGCTAAAAGCATATCATACATCTTAGGGTCTGCTTTATGCGACACAAGTGCGGCATTTCTACCTTGCGCTCTAAGGTCAAGCCATTTAACGGTTGTGTTGTATAATGTTCTTCTAACTGATAAATTGTCTACACAACAAATAACCAAGTCATATTCTTGCATCTGTTTTTCTGTTAGAATAGGATATTTAATTGCTCTCAATACAGATTTATTATAAGTATCTTTCATCACCAACGCTTTGTTTTGTGCTACATTGTCAGCGTTAAAGTTTTGATATGGTAGATTCTTTGTTTCTACCGTATCGGGGTCTGCTACTGTTATGTTATACAATTCTACTTTATCTAAAAGCGGTATTAAGAAACTCCCAATACCACCTGCTCCGATTACTAATATTTTTCTTTTCATATTTATTCTCTCCTTATTTCGTTTTCTTCTAATATTTCTATGACCCAATTCTTTATGTCAAACCAATATATCAGTTGATGAGTTTTCAGTATGTCTAATTTTTCTCCAATTTCTTCTAAAATCTTTCTCTTCTTTTCTTCAAAATCTTTTTCTACATACATATTATTCACCTCTATTAATTATTCCTTTATCTAACAACTCTTGGTAGTTATCCATCCAACTACCTAGAATCTTTATTGCTTCTCTTCGGCCTATGCCAAACTCCTCTCTCAAATATGGAGTAGCATCAAACATATTAGTGACTCCACTTTGCCGTAATTCTTCTAAATATACATAATATTCATACCATTCTTCTTTTATTTCTTTACTCATTTTTAATCACCATTGTTATTTTCTTTCCCTTTATTTGTTTTAAATTATCCTTTCCTATCAAATTTAATATTGCTTTTGTTTGTCTCCAAATAACCCACTCGGAGAATCCAGTTCTCTTTGAAATCATTTGTTTCGTTATGTCCTTTCTAACATTACAATTAGCCGCTATCCATGCAATACAGGCGTAATAAGAACGCCCTTTGTTAAAATCACTATCTACTATGACTGTCTCAAAATGTTCTAAAACCTCATAACATTGTTCATTGAATTTAGACCCACCCATTATCTTCAATAACACCCGTTCTAGTTGATATTGGGGGTTAATTGGCTTTCTACTAACCATGTTCTTATTCAGTTTATTCATCTCTCTTAGTAGTCTTTTGATTGTTTTTGTCCTAGCCTTAAATTCGCTATTTACATCAACTAAAGAGTAAGGAGTTCCATTTTCTTTCAGCACATAATATACTACTGCTGTTGCTCTAGCCTCATGCTGAGAATTACCGAACACTCCTTTTCTATTACAGAATAGATAGAATTCTTCTACTCTTTTCTTTAAAGGAGAGTTGGGTTGTATAGAACTCAACACCATATTACAGTGAATTAAACCTTTTTGAATATGCTGTGAGAATACAGAACGGTTGTTTAGACTACTTAACCGATGGTTAGGTATCATAGAACCTAGAGTATTACCATCAATAGAGTGCTTCCTTTCACCATTAACATCTAGACTATACACTGTTTGTTCGAATATTTCTGTAACTAAAACAAGGCCACATTCTAAACAGGCATGTTCTCCTAGCCTTTCATCAAATTCACTCTGTATATCCTTCTCGCAATTTTCGCAAAACATCTTCATCCACTCTTATTTCATCATCACTAGGTGCGATGTAACTTTTTATTGTATTAACTATTTTTATTGTATGGTTGTCATTTAATAACGCCAATGCTCTAGTAGCGTACTGGTCGCCCAATGGAGAGCCTTTGGCCATATTATCTATACATATCGGCCCTTTCCAAATTTTGGTAGGGGTACCTTCTTTAAATGTGTCTTCTTGTAAAATAAAGGTTGATACGCTTTGAAGTGAAGTAGTTGTATAATCAGTATTACCCCTAGAAGTTAATCTCCAATCATGTATTTTACCCTTAACAACTAAGTGTTCTAATCTTCCCTCTTTATCAAAGAACGGAATTAATCTTTTTTGGTGTTGCACTAACATATCTTCTACCAATTGCATTGCCCTTCTCTCAACTATATCGCCCATTCTATTCTGTTGAAGGAATGCTACCATTACTGTAAGTTGGGATTCAGTGGGTTCTTTACCCACCAAGACTGAATATAATTTTTTAGGTGAAAGTCTTCTCCAATTTTTGCTTCTTTCTTTGCCATGAAGATAAAAATTACAATAAACATCTAACTCTTTAGCAGTAAGAGTTCCCCATACACCATCACTTACTTCTATGCCAAACTCATTATCACCTATTTGCTGACAGTTTAGTCTAACTTCTATTTTATTAAAGTCTTCATAGAAGTGAAAGGGGACTTTGTTTTCTAAACAATACCTAACATTCTCAGGTAGGTTAAGAGTGGAATACAAACTCAGCATTAGTTTTTCTGCATCTTCTTCAAAGCAAGATTTGTAAGTTATTCTTGCTAATGCTGAAGCCATAGTTTGTAAACTAACATATTGCCCTTGAAGTTTCAATCTACTTCCACTTCTTCCTATAAGGATAGGACAGGACTTAATCATGAGCATGGTGCTAAAATTACCTGTTGGTATACTCCAAGTATAACCATTACGGCGGGCAATTAAATTTTTCCAAAACTTGGTTATCCCTGCGTGAACAGGGTCTTTATCTTCTCTTTCAAAGGAAACCGTGGCTCTCGTTGGGAGACGAAGGTCTTTTGAAGTTACTTCTGTTTCATAATATTCTCTACTATCATTAGGTTTTTTAATTTCTATTTTCATTTTATCACATCATATACATTTTATTATTATCTACATCACATTCTTGATGTATTTCCTTTGCTATATCTTGGGCTGTCATCAATTGACCTCCGCAAACTCTACAGCGTGTTGCTATATTTTTATTCTTTCTCTTATTGAGAATATATTCGGGGTTCTGTTCTTTTGTCATTTAAATTCCTCATTTTTTCTAACATATCTGTTTTTATAGTACAGATATTACAATTATAATCATGACAATTTTCGTCATGATATCTTAAGGCATCTCTATAATGAGTGAGATTCTCATCTAGATATGCGTTGAATCCGATATTTACGGCTTCGGGTAATTCCCAAAGACATAAGTGTAGTTGTCTGCGCCAAAAAATATATTTTTCTTTTTCGGGCATGGTTCTATTATTTGAGATAATATCTCTAGCGTTATCAATTCTCAAAAGAGAATCATTAGATAAGTTTTGAGAGAAAACTAATACCGTAGTCAAAAACTCTTGATACGAATTAAATCCTCTCAAAACATCACCTAAATAGGAGGGAGAGACTACTAATTACAGGTAGTCTCCCCCATTGGTATGAAGTATTGTTGAATAGCCTTACTCGCTTCCTCCAACAATTGCAGGGGTCAAATCTACTGATGTGACCTCATCCCAATTAACATTCGAAATGTCTTCTCTTGCTACCATTTCCCCATCAATAAAACACCAATGGGTTGGGTGTGTATCTATTTGTTCGATGATGCTTTCACTACTCATCATTACTTCTGTATGTCCTGTTTCATTCATTATTCTTAATTTAATCATTTTTTCACTTCCGTTTCATTCTATTCATTCTTCATACCTTATTTAAAGGAGTCTTATTCTAACTCATAATCATTTTCGGCTAAAAGCCCAAGCATGAATGCTCCTGTTCCTATTGCTACTGCTGCTATTACTATTTTTCCTATTATTTTTCCTATCATTTAATCACTCATCCATCTTTTCAAAAGTTCTCTGTTCGCTCAAGTACGATGTTAATATCGAATCCAATTTGACTTGGAGGTTCTCAATAATACCTACTATCACTTTTCTATTTAAACTAATCCAAATACGGTGATGAACATTCAACACCACTTTGGGGCTATCATTCTCATTTTGGGTTATTACTATTGGAGGCATTTCCTCTGTATTAATAACTCTAAATTCTACTTGTGTTTTTTCTTCTACTATCATTTTATCATCTCTTATTTTTTTATTCCTTTTATCATTGTTTCTGCTAGTGCTAGGACATTCATTGTGTTCTTACCCTGCACCATACCATCTAATCGTTGGAGGCTGTTACCGCCTTCCATAATCATCGAATTGACTAACAGTTGTGCTACTAACTGTGCTAGTTTCTGTGGGCTTATCTTAGATAACAAAATACTTGTATCATATTCAATTGAATCTCTATAGTTTTCTTCTGCTAGACAATCTAAGCACTCTACAGTTTCCATGATTTCTAATCTATAATTAGGTTCTTCATAGAATCCTTTTCCTTTGCATAATGCACATTCATTCATTACTATTCACCTTTTCTTCTGCTTCGGTAAAACAACCGTAGCAATAATGTCTATCTTTACTGATAACTTTATCGCAATTTACACAACGGTATCTTGTTTTCATTCAATCACCCGCTTTTGTGTCCAGTATTGGTAAGTTAGCATTGCTGTCTTTAGCAAATTGTAATTAGTTGCACTTGGGTTTTCTTTGAAATGCCTTACTGCCATATCAATACCTTCGCTTGAACTGGTTTTACCATTCTCTACTTCTTCTTTTGGGGCGGCTTCGTAAACCGTACCGTAGGCTTTTGTTATTACTTCATATATTTTTTCTTCCATTTTTATTCCTCCATTAATACTTTAGGGAATCTAGGATTAGTTGCATTGTATGCTCTAACTCCTAAATTATATCTTACTGCTCTGTGGTTTTTAGGCCACCAATTCGGCATTCTATCTTCCGGCCATTCAGCAAATTGCCACTTGGCTTCTAGGTAATAGTGCCGATAAGAATCAATCACAAAATCCCATTCTTCATTGTCGGGATTGTTAGTGAAATACTCTTTTCTATCTAATCTATAGATATCAAACATAGCAATTTTTATTGGCGTAGCCATGCTAGAATCAGCATCATAGTCTATTGCTGTTTGTAGTATTCTTTCAAAACTGCCATGTTCTTTACCATATCTCTCATTGAATTCTCTACACAACTCTACACCATGTTGAAACAACCATAATGTATTATCATCTGTTTTTCTAGCCCATATTGTGCTAGGGTGATTTAGCATGGCAGGTTTCATTAGTATAGAATTCATATCACTATGATATTGTTTTAGTTGTGCCAAAGTTGGTTCATAACCAAACCTATCAAAGAACTCACTAAACAATTCATTGGTGTGTAACATTTGGCAAGTTTCTGTTGGCATTTTTACTACATGCTTGTTTAACATCTGTCTTGCTGATTCTTTCGGACATCTTGTTAGTGCAAATATATTCATAGTTTCATCCTCCTTAGAGATATTAAGTACGCTTTATGGTACTTGATGCCCTTAGTAATCAAACGCTTACATATTACCTTTCTTTTCTTTTCTAGTCTGTACTCTCGATTCAAATACTCCGGTTTGTATTGCCGGTGGTTTTCTATCGGGATTATATCTTTCATATACTTCTTCATAACAATCACTACATATTTTTATTAATATTTTATTTTCTATCTCTACTAAGTCCATAGTTTGGAATTCAACCAACATATGGAACTTAGCACCTAAGCCACAGAGATTACACTTAGGGGTTTTTACTTTCTTTTCAGTAACAAAGAACTGCTTAATCCAATCAATTATCATCGGAATGCCTCTCACTATCAGGATTTTTGCTTTTGTTAATTAAATAACCTGCTTGTCCTTTAGTGAGTTCTTCTATAGAACCTTCATAGCCCAAATTAAGAAGATAACTCTTTTGTGCTTCTGTCGCAGGGACAAAAACATTCCTCAAACTGTTGATTTGATTTTGAGATAAAGATTTACCTTGTAACATTTGACCTTTGATACTGGCTAGAAAACTATATGTCCAATCATTTGTGGCAAAGGTAGCATCGAATGTTGGAATTCCATAATATCCACACAGATTAACAAACTCTTCGTTATTTTCTTGTAGAATTTGTTTGTTCTTTTCTTTCTCAGCATCTTCCCTAGCCTTTTTGATTCTATCTTGTTCCTGTCTAAATACCAGTTGTCTTGCTTCCCTTTCTTCTCTTTCTACTCTTCTTTTCTCTACATTTTCCGGTAGATTGTAGACTCTAGTCTGTTCTGCTTCCCTGTTTCTTCTATCTTGTATTCTAGCCTCTCTTTCTTCTGTTCTAATACGAACTCTAGTATCGAATGCTTCTTGAGCCAATTGTCTTTCTAACTTATGGGCTTCGTATTGTTTTATGATACCATCCGATTTAATAAACAACAAGGCTAAATCTTGCAATAGCCTATCATTTGGATAGCCTCTTGTTCTAAATTGAGCCTTTGAATTGCTTTCATGATTCCATCGCCATACAACTGAAGCCATTTTATAATCAGCCTGACCATAAATTCCTTCTGCTCTCTTTCTTAATTCAGTTACATTGTCCCAAAGATTGAGTTTACTATTATAGAATCGCTGAGTTACCCTAGTGTTGTGCCACAAATCAATTTCCTTTACCTTTTCAAACATCAAATCAAAAGAAACACCGTTCTCTTTCCACCATGCTTCTGCTTTCATGGAACCAACTCTTTTGTTCTTCCAATCTTCTACTTCTTTATCAGTAATAGTGTTAATGTCTCTACCAGTTTCCTGTTCAATTTGACGCATAATTAAGTATGAATTAATATGGTCGCTACCAACACATTCTCTAGAACCATTAGTGGTATTAAGAATTTCAAAATGATAGACGATTCTATGACCACAAAGGCACTTTGCTTGGTGATTTGTATCGGAAACCCAATCGGGTATTTCTCCATTACCTGTCCACCAAACATTACCAGTTGCTAACCACTCATCTTTTGCTTCTTCGTAATTATCTGCTGTAGATAAATGCACCATGTTTCTCATTAATGCTTTATCCCAATGTCCATTTCCTAGTTCTCTCATATTTATTCCTCCAAGTTTTGTGTTAATTCGCCAACTAGTTCATGAATAAAGCCAGTTTCATCAAGTTGAATCAACTCGGCTAATAATTCGTCTAGTTCTTGTGCGCTCATTAAGTCCAAAATTAATTGGCTCTTGCTATTATATCCATATTTTTCATGTGTCATAATTATTCCTCTATTATTATTCTTTTTGTGAATCGGAGAGGGATAGGAGTCAGTCAGTAAGATAAATAGAAGAAGGTTGAGAACTTATTGACAATGAAACAGTTGAGGTGAATTTAAACTGTAACTTCTTGAGTCGCCTTGACTACACTATCCCTCATAGATAATTGCGTATCATTTCTTGTTGTTGAAACAAATCTTCTATTATTTTTTTTGTTTGCATGTTTGATTCTGCAAACCTCAACCACTTGATACACCCTATCGACCCACATCCGTATATAAGGGGTGGTACAGGGTCATCGAGCAACTACAACCTTAAATGAGAATCATCTAAAGTATATGCCGTAAATAATCCAAGCACTTATGCTAAGAATTATTGTTCCCCAAAAAAGCCTAATGCGTACATTGTTAGGAGGGTTACATTTCTTATTGAGACAGTAGGTGTTCGTTAAAAGTTTACCCCTATGGATGTAACTTTCCATTAGGAAATTACTGCCTTCCGGTATATCTATGCCGCATTTTTGACATATTTCGTCTTTGTCAGCCTTGATATATACTTCTTCTACTAATCGCATTCAATCACCTTTTGCTTTTTTTTCATAATAATCACCTAGGGGTGTGAAGATATTAGGGCATTATCGAAAACACGCAAACGCCTAAAAAAGAGAAAAGAAAACACCCTAATATCCCACTAGTGAATAACGCACCACCGTTATTCTGTCGTAGTTAGTTGAAATTCAAAATTTCCATCCCACTCGCCGTCTTTATATCTTTTAGCGAGAGCATTTCTGCTTCTTTTACCAACCGAATGAGCATAGTCTTCAGCGTTAGCATATTCTCCTCCACCGGATTTGATATGTTTACGCAAAACCTTTGGTATGATAGGATTTGAATTATAATAGTCTAATGCACTTTGCTCTACTATGGCAACAGCCTTGTCAATAGTAACTCTCACAAAGGCAGGTACTGAGGACTTCTGCCCTCTTTTGAATGGTGTCCCATCTCTTCCTTTCAATAGAGCCTTCAAAGCACCTAAAGCGGCAACTCTTTCGCTTGGATTATTATCACCAATCTGTAGATTCAGTTTGACAACTTGTGCCAATCCACCATCTAGTGTTTCATCTGCTGCTAAATATTCCCTTACTTCTATTGCTAAACTCTGCCATTCTATTTCTTCCATGTTATACTCATAAATCATCCCATATTTAAAGGAGTCTAATTAATTCATTTTCACTCAAGCATTAATATATTACGATTTAATCTTCAAGATAAATCCGACAAATGAAACAACCCCTTGCCATTCTCATCACTTGTCTCAATGTGAGACAATGACTTATGCAACACAACCCCTATGAAACTTCCCTAAACCAACACTTTTGGGTTGTCTCATCTCGTCTCATCAAATCTCATATATACCTCATAGGGGGTATTTTCACTCACCCTCTCTCATCATCATTATTATTATGAGATAATGAGATAATGAGATAGTATGATATAATATATACCTTATGTTACACAACCCTCTAATTTCTCACCTGTCTTGTCTCATCTCACTTCTTTCCTACCATGAGACGACCTCAAGATTCCTATCTATTATATTAAGATATTAATTTTAATTAGGTCAATTGGAAAAGATGCATAAAGAGAACCCCTCTGATGGGTTATGTAAACTCAAACCTATTTCTATTGGATTGATATCTTTGTAATAGCAGTTTGTTGCTCTTTTACAACCATATGGTCATGAAACTTTGTGACGAGTGACCCTAGAGCCACCCTATTTAATTTTAGGAGGCGGGGCTTCTCAGGAGTTATCGTCGCTTAACCCTAAGCGGGGTAATTTTTCATTCCCGTATGTTCATTCTATTCAAACTCGTTTCGATACTGCCCCATGAATATTAACCAAATATATCATCAAATACTGTTCGTTTTCTGCCTAGCGGTTTCATGTCGCTAGGTCTGTCACGGCAAGAAACACAAATATCTTTGAAATCAGTTAAAGGGTTTGCTGTGTTTCTGTATTTTTCAGTAAATAGCCGAATATGAATTTGATAGCCTGCATGAGTACCCTTGAATTTATCACATACATAGCACCTCTTTGTTTCTATTTCTTCTTCCCAATGAATTTCGTCTTCTCTAGTCATTCTTTTTCCTTCCTTTTATACAAATCTTACAATGTTTCAAATCATGCCTATGGTCTGTTCTAGAACATTCAAGTGATACAATGTTAATGAGTTTATTCTTCAGTGTAACCGTCAAACCAACCGTCTCCTCTTGTTTCATCATCTTGACAATGGGCTTGCGCTTCTTCAAGTGTTAATCCCGTTTGAATTGTCTTTGTTTCTTCCCCTTGTCTAAATCTTATTATTTTATAGGTCTTCATGGTTAAATAAAATCGTTCAGTATTGGGGTATTGCATCAAAGATTACATTACCATATGGTAAGAACTACTTTGTTTGGTCTTACCATATACACCTACCTAGAGTATTAATGACTTCAAGGGCTAAACAGGAGTCACACATCTAAAAAGGTGAATACTATGAAAATGAATAATTGGATAATGAATACAAATAAGGTCAGGACTTGGGCTGAATCCCAAGCACCTTGTGATGAGGTAGCAGCAATTATGCTATCTTTGACACTAGGTGATAGCGCATCAAGCGATGAATTAAGAAGTACATATTGGACAGCAATCCGTTCAATCGGTTCTACTCAAGAAGGTTTTCCAGCCGCCCGTCGTGGTCGAGAAAGCAATCTCACAGAAGAACAACAGATTACCGTGGATGCTGTGAATATGGGACTAGAGAATGCTTTTGCGTCAATCCCTACTGAATATCAAGAACTACTACTGTCTGTGATTGTACCTCACGGAAGAACTGGTGGGGTCTATTCAGACTTTACCGCACTATCAAACAACTACAAGAAAGCAGGAAACAGTTACATGATGAAAGCAATCAAAGAAGGAAGATGGGATGGAACAACCACCAATAAGAAAGGTGTTCCACAAATAACCCCAACAGTCGTCAAAGCCGACGAAGGAGAAGAAGAAGAGTGAGGCTCAAGGTTTAGCCCTTGAGTCGCCACCATTCATGGGGCAGGTATTAGTAAACAACCCTACTAATATCTGCCTCCCCCATTTATTTTAGCGGGGTGAAAGCAAAGCACCACCATATGGTAAGGTGTCTTTGACGGTGAACCCCAATATGAACTGAGTTAGATTTGGTATGTTAAACACAAACACATTAGTAGGATATGTAAGAATGACCAATGCAGGTGGACAAATCAAAGTTTCAATCAATGTTAAGGCATTTGAAGATTGTAAAACCTATACAACAGCCGATGGGGAAGTATATGTCCCACTGATTATATCAGCAAATGCTCTAAACAAAGTACAAGAAGGAGAAAGAGTAGTAACAACTATCTTTCAACATGTGGATTAAGGTTGATTAAAATGAAAGTAATAAAAGAATTTGGAAACACCATACACAATGATGGGACTATTGCCTTGAAGACAAGATATGTTTTTGAGGATGTAGTGTCAATGATGCTATATTTCAAGGATGAAGTTTGGGACGGTAGACCACCTAGCGACTTAAATGATTGGCAGGTTAGAAGAGATGAATTGACCATAACCTGTACAACCTATGTTAAAGCACTAGACCATTATGATTCAATAATAGGAGAAGAAGAGGAATAAATTCCAATGGCTATTAGTGGCCATAACCCCATTGAGAAATGAAGGCGAAAGTCAAGTAACACAATGTGTAATTCGGTAGAATATACATGATAAGGCAAGGTAGAGAATACTAGTTAATTTCTGTCTATCCCTTTGATTTAAGAATCGGCGTGACTAGGTGACTTGAATTAGTAGCCGGATTTTCTCACATGGGGTTTACATTTCATTTACAAAGTCTACAACCATATGGTTGGTATGGCTTTGCCCTTGCCTTGATACCAACCCTATACTGATGCGCTCGTAATCTATTGCTTGTGTGAGTAGTTTTGGAAACATTACTATTTTTTTGAGGTGAATAATTATGAAGATAGAAAACTGGAATAAGAATATTGGAGAAGTCAGTAACTGGCTAAATCTAGAGGATAGAGGCGATGAGGGTCAAGCGATAACATTATCAATTACTCTCGGAAATAACTGTAATAACGACGATTTGCGTTCAACATATTGGACAGCCATTCGTTCTATTGGGAGCATTTTTGATGATTTCCCAAAAGCAAGGAGAGGTCGAGAATCGGCATTACCCGACGAAATGGAAGCAAGTGCCACTTCTGTAATGAATGCGGTTTATTCTGCCTTTGTTTCAATTACTAACCCCCAAATCATTTTGGCAACAATACTACCACATGGGAGAACTGGCGGAGCATACAAAGATATGGATGCAATTGCTAAAGAATATGCAGCAAAAGCATACAGAAATCTAGTGACTGGATATAAAGAAGGTCGTTGGACAGGTGAAATGGATGGCAATGTGCCATTAATGACCCCACCTCCGGTTAAAGCCGAAATGGAGGTAACGGAAGAAGAGTGATGTTGAAGAAACTACTCGCCAAGCACCCTTAACGGGGTTTCTTCTACGAATGGCAAAGCCAACCATATGGTCATGAAACTTTGGGTAAATGGCCTCACGGCCTATTCTTCTACCTCCTCTTTAGCATATTCTTCTTCACAGGTGCAATAATACCATTCATACAAAATAACCATATCTTGTAGTTCTTCATCATAATATTGTTCTCTATGGATTTCTTTTTCTAAAATGTGATTACATTTAGGATGGTGGTCTAAACCTTCATTATCCGAATAATGATGAGCCTTATCACCATTAAACTTCGCTCTACATATACCGCAACTACAAAACGCCATACCATTTGTATTATCTTATAATCAATACTAGGTTGGGCAAAGCCAACCATATGGTAATGGAACTTTGTGGTATTACCGTAAGTAATGCAGATATAAGGTTAGATATGTCAAGGATTAAAGATATAAAGGAAGATAAAGATGTGAATAAACTGTTTGGTATGCTATTCGATGAATTTGGTAGTGGTAGTATTAACCACTTAAGAATGCTATTCGACCATTTAAGCATGCTCGGAGTGGGCTATGATGGCAGATTAGAAAAGAGTGGCCAAATTGGTGTATTAGACCGAGATAATATGATTATGATTCAAAAGATACTAAACAACGGCGAACTGTTGAATGTATTGGTTAGAGCATGGTACTATCGTGTAGATGTGACCAAAGTAAGTAACTTAGAAGTCGGACTACTACTAGAGGAGAAGGTTATACTTGAAGAGGAGTGAGTAATACCTCCCCGTAATCCCTATATCGGCATTTTGCCGTATATAGGTAGGGTTTATCGGCAAAGCCTAACCATATGGTTGTGGTCTTTGTTCACAACCTAGTATATGAGTAAAAATACTATTACCATGCGAAAAATAACACAAGATGCAATAAGAGCCTTTTATAATCGAACAAACTTCAAAAGAGGTAATACAAGAGTTGAAGTCAATCAAGCCAACGAATCAAGGCTTATACTTCATGGCCATACTATAGCCTATATGGATGAAACTAAAGTTTTGATTTCTAACTGCGGGTATTTCACAAGCACCACAAAAGAACGCTTAAACGGCTTAAATGGTGTAAATATAGTTCAAAGAAATTTTGAATGGTTCTTAAATGGTGAATGGTGGACTGGTGAGAAAATTCTCATTGAATAGGCTTCTGCCCCCTTCGGGGTACACCCAAAGTATTACCATATGGTAGTGTAATGGCAATTGAGGACATGCGATGACAATTCAGTGTGCATAATTAGAGAATGTTGAACAGGGGCATTGTTTAGGAAAGATGTAGGCTTGACAATAAAACATTGAACAGTTGCGTAATGCCTTTTTTATTGATTTATTATGCGCTATAAACAATCAATTCCTAACCTTCAGAATAATAGTCCTCTATGCATTTTGCATATTCTAATCTACAACCATATGCTTTGTATTCCAAATTTTTTATTTTATATGCATTTAAAACATATCATTTTAATGCCCTAAAGTAAACAAAAAACTCTTTATTCATTA